CAGCATTTAATCCTTGCGCTAGAGAAGCGGCAGCGATAGATTCGGTATTAACATCAGCGGCAGTATATCTGCTCATTGGTGTTGGTGTTGGTGGAACATTAGCAAGTTGAGCAAGTTTAGCAAATTCAGCTGCCATCTGCTGAAGGGTTGCTAACCATTCCGTGAATGGATTAGGCACATTACCTAAATTGACCATGTCTCCTCGCAGCGCTGATAATTTCTGAGCATTGGCAATCATGCTGCTAGAAAGGCGAGCAGCAGCACTTAGATTTTCTTCATTGATTGCTGCTTCTAGATCATAGATGTCTTTCTTTAAGGCAACTCTAACTCGTTCTTCTTCTGTCAGTTTGCCTTGAGAGGCAGCAGCTAACTGGATGCCTTCTTCATCAAATACTTTTTTGCCTTGAGCAAGGACTAATGCTGCCTTATCTAAAGCGGCCTGCTTTAATTTGTCAGCAGCTAGTTTCTTTTGTGTATCTAATTGCTTATTCTTAAGAGCGTTTAATTCTTTCTGTCGTTTGATTGCCGCAATCTCTAGAGCAGCTAAAGCCTGTCGTTGCTTTTTCTCACTTAAACTTTCTGTAGGTTTAGGCTTTTGTGGGCCTGTAAAATTGACACCAGCTTGCTTGCCAGCAAATCCAAAGAATATATCTTTAGGTAAATTCTTGAGGTTTCTTAGTACGCTAGTTAATGCGCCACCTGCTGTGCCTATAGATAGTGTTACAAAGTTAAAAGCCTTTGCTAGTGTCTCAATCATTTTGGCTGCATCGCTGGCTTCTGTGCCACCACCAAGACGAGCTAGGGCATCAATTAAGCCTTCGCCAATAATCTCTGATGCATTGCCTGTGGCTATGCTTAGAACTTCCATTTTGTAGGAAGTAGTAGTTAAGTAATCTTCTGCTGCGCCTGCTGATCTATTAAGTATGATGCCTAAAATATCTGAGAATGATTTAGTTTTTAATTCTGCCTGAGTCAAACCTGTGTTGTATTTTACTAAACCGCGAGTAATTCCAACATAGCCTTTACCTAAATCTTCTGTGACTGTAGCAAGATCAATGCCAGAAGCTCGGCTGATAGTAATTGCATCATTGAGAAGTTTTTGAGATTGAGCCAATGAGCCAGTCGTGGTTAACAAACGCTGAAACGCTGGACGAAGGACATCATCTGCAATAGCAGCAGACTTCTCAAGATTAGATATGTACTCAGCAATCTGAGGATTAGCAAAGCCAATGCCTAAATTCTCGACCGCTCTGGTGAGTCTTAAAGCTGCTGCTTCATCCTCAGCAAAAGCCTTAACGGATGCTTTGCTATAGGCAAGGATAGCATTTGCTCCAAAAGCAATACCTGTTGCAGCGGCTAACTTCTTGACATTGCCAGTTAGTTTCTGTGTTGCTGTTTCGGCTTGCTTGAACGCCTTCTTGCCTGTGAACTCCGCGGCAATGTTAATGGCTACATTGCTCATGCGGCTCTCCTCAAATCTACTATTTCTGTTCTCTTATTGAATTGAGCAGTTGTATTTTCAATAGCCTTAAACACAGAAGCGTTAGCCTTACCCTGAGTCTTAGCCCACGCTCTAAAGATTAAGCGACCCATCATGCGATGGTCTCCCTTTTTGTTAGGCCCATAGAGCTGACCAAGATTAGAAATAAACTGATTGCCAGCATAGCGATTCACAGATCGAGATACACCCTTGCTTGCGCCACCAGCTTTAGGGCCTACCCAATTTTGACCTTGACCATTCTTGCGGCCAGCAGTCTCATAGATAGCACCAATCATGCTTTTGTTTTGGATTCTGATTGTATTGACAAAGCCATTGCGGTTAGGCTGAGAAGGTGTAGTTTTGTAGATAATTCCTCTGCGGATTACGCATGAGTCATACATAGGAAATCTTGCTTCAGAAAATGCTCTAGGTTGCCATCCGCTCATAGGAGATGAAGGCGGCACAAATGAACGAGCTTCTGCAACTACTGGCTTGAGAATTTTACCAAGTTCTTTGGTTAATTCTTTTGCTAAGTCTGGAGCATAGTTAGCCAAAGCCCTACGAAGTCCGACCGCGCCCACGACTTCTGTTGGCATCTCTGATCTCCTTCGCTTCATCGCTTAGACCCTGTAGCAATGCATTTAGCATTGTTCTGTCTAACTCTAATAAATGTTGTGGCGCGATCCCTAACCTTATGCTTAGCCTAGCAATAAGGTAGGTGAACGGTAGATCGCGCTTTAAGCTAAAGGGTCGGAATCAAGCACCTCTACACTTTTGAGTGTTTCGATGTATTCCATCCCGAATGGCTTAACAGTCTCACCTGACCTGCGTGTAATTTCCCACGACAACCAATAGACATCCGACTGCTTTTCATCTTGGCGAAAAGCTTGGTGGAAGCCCTTTTTAGCATACTGTTCAAATGCGTACTCCACTGCTGGAGTAATTTCGCCTTCTAGTACGCTTCCATCTTGTCGAACTATCTTCAGTTTTGCCATGTTTTGCCCCTTTGTTAGTTTTTAGAAAGTACCTGTAGTTGCTACTGCCACTGTTGAGTTAGCAGTAAATGTAATCGATTGCATACCGATGCTTGCGACATCTCCTGCAATATCAGTTGTGTTATTGATTAACAGAGAAACTGTATAGAGAGGGTTTGTAGCAGATACCGCTGTTCCCTTTGTCTGTAGGAATACAGCTGTTACTGTTGTACCCCATGCAGCTTGAAGTGTCTGTAATGTCTTTCCTGTTGCTGTGTCGTTCAGGAAGTCAATAGTTACAGTTGATGATTCCAAACCTTTTACAAATTTGTGAGATGAGTCACCCATCGCGGTCACCTCAAGTTCATCAAATACGCGGTTAATTGTTACTGATGTTACTAAATCTGATAGATCGACGGAGTTAATTTTGACCCCGACATTGTTATTTAAGAATACGGCCAATTTTTATTCCTCGTCTTTCTTAGTAGATGCTGGCTTTGGTGCTGATGGTGCAACCTGTCCGATTTTAATCAGAAAGGCTTCGTTCTCTTTTTCCCAATCGGACATGGTTATTCCCAACTTGTTAAAATGGATACGGACATCTCGCAGCTGAGCAGTTCCCCACTGGCAACATTGAGAATACTTGGTGCGCTTACCGCGCCTACATTATATGTCAAACCTGATTGTGATAGCTTCTTAAACACGGCACAAACGAAATCTTCTATGCCATTCAAATTGCCTTCGTTATCGAATAAAGCGGTTGTAATAATCAGACGAAAGTTAGCCATAGGACTAATGCCTATGTGCTGGTTATTTGTTGGAACAATGTATTCATCGGCAGGACTGACGATCACAGAATTGGCAAGAATCGTGCTTGGCGGAAAAGCAAAAACTTGATACTTTGTATTATCTACTAAAGCGGTGGCTAGAGTAGTTCTAAGGGTGGTAATTGGAACTGGCATTAGCCCACCATTGAAGTTGGTGCAAGCGCGTGAGCTATCAATCCTCTGACCTTAGCGAGGAGCTGCGCACTCATTCGGTAAGGTGAGGGCTGGAAATCAACTGCATTTGAGCCGCTAAGAGTCGCGGTTCTTGCTTGCCAGATTTCAACAGCGATCATCAAAGCTGCGTTTTGAACTGCTTGATCTAAAGTCCAGTCCACATAAGTATCTGCTGTGACTACACCAAAAGGTTGTACTGGATGCTCTACTGCTGGAGTGTTATTGTTGCCAGTAATGTTGTAAGTGATGTTGTAATCGCCTACACCAGTGAGAGTCTTATTTCCATTGTGCTTCGATCCGTTGCCAGCGATATTTACTGTCTGGCCAACATAAAAAACTTTTTCTACTTTGTCTTGAAAATAAAGTGTGCCTGTAGTTGCTGTGTTGCTATGTGCAATGTTATATGTTGTGTTAGTCCAGAGCATAGGCAAAAGGACTGCATCAGCAGCATCGCACACGGATTCCAATACAGAATCTTGATAGAGCGTTCCCACCCCAAGTGTGCTGCGAAGTTCCGCGACAGTCGTTAATGCCATGATGATCCTTTCTAAAGACTCTAGGGAGTCAGAGGGCTACTGACCCCCTAGAGCGACTTAGTTACCTATTTATTAAGTTAGGTTGAACTTGCGAACACCCTTACCAGACTTAGCAAGGTAAATTGCTAGGTATCCGTAAAGGTTGATTTCGATTTCGCCTGATGTTAGAACATTAACGCGAAGTTGTGTCTGTGGTGATTCCCAGACATAAACAGATGATGGAGCAACCAAGAACATTGAGTTATCGACTACACCAGATGTTGAGATGTTGTGATCTACAATGAGGTCAGTTCCAAGAACATTTCCGCGAACAGATGAAGCTACTGCTGAACCTGATGCGTTCTGTGTTGCGCCTTGAGCTGAGTACAATGCGCGGCCAGTTGTATCCGCGAATCCTGCGATGGCTGCCCAAGCATCGGTAGATGCAACTAGCTTGTTAGCAAAGTCTCCGCCTGTACCCTTGTAAGCTGCTGCACCTTCTACAGAAATGAATGATTGCAATCCAGCTGCTGTTGCTGCTGTTGTTGATGCTGTTGTACCTGATGCTACATAAGCAGCGAGAAGTGCTGCATCTGTTGCCTTTTCGTAAGATTTACGAAGTTCAGCCATTAACAATTCCATAAATGCAGGTTGGCTTCTGTCGATGAGCTCAAAACTCACACGGTTTAGCGCACTGAACTTGTTGATGTCGATTGTGTCATAGCTTGAAGTCATGCCTGTTTCAGATGGTGCTGCACCTTCGTTTGTGTCTGCTGTTGTTGGTGCAACATCTGGAGTGCTCGCATTGGTATAAAGGCGAGGCACGGTGAAACTCATACCAGATGGCAAAAGAGCTGATCGTGTTGCTGCTTCAAATGCTGGACGGCCAGTAAATGTGTCAGTGATGAATGTGTCTAGGTGTGGTGCAAGTGTAAGACCAGTGTTTGTTGATGTTGAATCATCTGCTGCGCGAACTACGCGGCGAGCTTCATCATCACCAAGTGCTGCCTTGATGTTTGCTTCTAGGTATTGTGCTGATGTAATTGGTGCTACGCGCTCACGCACGAATGTAGTTGCTGTTACCACAGGGCGAGCAGCTTCAACCGCTGCTGCTTCTACTGCTGGTGCTGCAACTGTCTCTGGAGTATTTTCCACAGCTGTCTCGCTTTCGGTTTCTGTTTCGGTTTCAATCTCAACGATTGTCGTATTGATTGTTGTGGTTTTTTCTTTTGTGCTTGTTGCAGCTTCTACATCTGACTCAGCTGCTACATCAATTACTTGAGCAGACTTAAAAGCTGGCTCTGTAACTAATGAAACTTCAAACAATTTAGCAGCGGATACATACATCACGCCGCTTTTGTTCTTTGATTTAATAACTTCTACTCCTACAGATAGTCCAGACTGCAAGCCTTCTTCTGCAAGGATTAAAGCCTCAGTGCCTCTGTTGCTACGGCTAATCTTAAAGCTACCAAAAATGTTTCCTTGAGAATCTTCTGAAAAACTTGTTGCTTTCCCTAAAGGTTGTCTCATGTCATGTTGATTAAGCAGTTTAATTGTTTTAGGATCTTCTGGAAGTGTGATTGCACCCTTCTCAAAGACCACTCGGCCAGCCGATGTATTACCGATTTCGCCTGTACCTGCTGGAACTATTTTGCCTGAGATTGTGCGTTCTTCTACATTGGCAGTTAGTTCAGCAGAGAATGTAAGGATGTTTGTCATTAGATTCCTTCACTTCCGTTTGGTGTTAAATCTTCCATTTCCATAGCCTGTTCAACTGTGATTAGGCCTAGAGATAGCATCTTCTCAAGCACTAGCAGTCTTTCCATTGGATCAGTCTTTAGGAAAGATGAATCGACATCGAAGCGCACAGAATTTCCTCTGGCGGTAATATCATCCATGCTGAGTCTGTGAGAAATCGCATTTACATAAGGCGCAACGCTAAATGAGAAAAATTGCTTGCGCTCATCTAATACATTTGCGTAAGTCATGCTCTGATTTGCTTCTGCTGATAGCAAGTAAGCAGGGACATTACACAAGCGAGAGATTTCAGTTGCAAGGAATTGCATGTCTCTAGTTACAGTAAGTGAGTTACGCTCAACACTTGGCGTTGGCACATTGTATCCAGACGCGACCCTTCAAGAAGTGTGTGATGCTACAGATGCAGTCCTACTTCCTATGCTTTGGAAGCCTCAGTGGTTCGCAGTAGCGCACAGCAACATCGTGAGCGAAGGCACTCTTTACTTTGACATTCCTGTCACAGATATCTTTTATGTCGGACAGACTGTAACTATTTCTAATTCCGGTACTAAATACAATGGATCTAAAACTATTCAATCCGTTGGTGAGTACTCAATCTCTGTGACTACCACTCACACAACTGCACAGCCTAAACACCCTATTGAACCTTTTGGCACAGTAACAGCAGAGACTTACACTGACTGGACAACTGATGCAGCAGTACAGAATGCAGCTTTGATGATCGCTGTTGAAATCTGGCAAGCGCGTACAGCCACCCTTTCAGGCAGTAACGCTGTAGATTTCCAGCCCTCACCTTACCGAATGAGCGCACAGCTACTCGCTAAGGTCAGAGGATTGATAGCACACGCGCTCGCACCTACATCTATGGTGGGGTAATGACCGCACCTATAACCACCCTTCGCACGACACTTGCAACTGCCCTAGTTGATAACTCCAAGTGGCAGACTTTTGCATTTCCACCTGCAACAGTCCTTGCTAACTCTGTGATCGTGTCTCCAGATGATCCGTACCTGACACCCAATAACAACAGCCAGATTTCTA